GCGAACCCCCTGCCCTTACTGTTACTTGATAATTAGTTGCTGCTGTTACAAAAGCTACTTTCATATCTTGGTCGTCACTTAAATTAGTAACTCTTAAGTATTTACAGTTCTCTACGTCCAAAGCACCATCTGCACCGTAAGGAGTTGAATTAAACACTGCTACTGTTGTAGTTTGCGAGTGCGTACAAGTTAATATTCTTTCAAATACATCTACTATGTTTGTAGTTGTTAAAGTGTTTGTAGAACCTCTGACTGAGCCGTTCAATACGACATTCTCTGTTATTGTTGTTGTTAAATCTGCTGCCATAATTTTATTATTATAATTTTATTGTTATTTTAAATTTCTTCCATCCTATTTGAACTATTAATCTTCCTATCTTAAATTTGAACATTAGTAACCTGCACCCCTATTGTTAACAGGAATATTACAAGTTTGAAAATCATTCTGAACTAGAACCCCTATATTAAATACATATCCACAACATAAGTTATCAAAGCGTTCCTGAAAAGGCTCAATAGTAAATTGGTCTTGTGTGAAATAGATAGGTTCGTTTATATCATTTACTCCTGCTATTGATTGTCTTGAACTGTGCCTTAACATTCCAATAATATCTGTACATATTTCTAGTGTTTGATTGAATACTTCCTGTTCGTTATTCTCTCTGTCTACTAACTTAGTTAAAAGCTCGTGTTGTTTAGTTTGCCAATCTGATTTCTCAGATACCATGTCCATGATAAAGATTTGAAAGTTATATGTAAGCTGACTATCGCCTGTTTCAACTGAAGTAGGGTTTATGTGCATTAAAGGAAACTTCTCCATCTTTTCAAGATTGATGTCATAAATGTCACCTACTGAAGTTGTGCTTATTTGTTCGTGATACTCGCCTAGTCTTAGCAAAGTGTTCACGACATTATTATAGCTTTTATTGTTCACCATTTCTTTTAACTTTATTTTGTGAGTTTAAGTCTGTTTCATAACTTAACCAAGTCAAGCACTCTAACAGTCCTAAATTCGTTATTCTTTCTAAGTTTACTATCTCACCATTTGTCAATCTATACATCACACCAAACCAACCCCACTTATCAGCGAAACTTTCTGTTGCTATTGCGTCTGCATTTCCTTCAGCTGCTCCATCAAAAACAATGGCAAAATCGCTGACAATTCTTTCGCGAAATTGTAGAAAAAAAAAAGAGCTGCCTGTACTTGTTGAGCTGACATCTTTTTCATTTCTTCTGCTCTGAGCCGTATATTACCATCATAAGCATTAATAATATATATATCATTTTTCTTTTCTTTTATCGGTCTATACAACACAGCCATTAATTCAGGTAAATGCTTTTCAACTCCGTTCTTAATAAAAGTTTCTATGTCTGCATACTCCCCCAATGTTATACTGTCTAAATCAGGATGAAAGCCGTACTCAACTCCTTCTATTTCAATTATCTTTTTAAGGTTAGTATCTTGCTTTTGCTGTAGCTCTGCAATTTTACTCATTAATACTGCTACATCTTTCAAAGCTAATTCCTTAACCAACTGCTTAGGAATATTAGATAATGCCGCTATTGTTTCAGTTGCTTCTTCAGTCTTTGTAGCTGTTTCAAAATCAATAAGCTTCAACCACTTCTCAAGCGTTACATCTTCCCAACTACTAATTAGTTTAAACTCTTTTACCTTGCCTTCTTTTTTAACTTTTACTTTCATCTGTTATATAATAGAAATTTGTTGTTTTTAGTTTAACGATTTTTTTTACTGTACGTAATACTTCCCTGCGTTTGGGTTGTCAAGGTGATAAATAACATTATACCTAACTCCGTCAATTGCGTGATTATAGTTATCTACATAAAGCTTTGAGCCTTTGTCTGCATAGATATAATTGTTTAGCTCTTTAGCTATGTTCGTGCTTTCAGGAGTTATTATAAGTTCATAGTCTTGCATACGAGTTATTCCACTTTCAATAGTTCCTTTTTTTACAGGCTTGATGTTTACCCCTAAATGTCTAAGGTCTGCTATTAGTCTTGGTTCTGCTGAGTCTGCAATGATAAGTTTATTATCTACTTTGTCTAATATGATTTTAGCTAACTCGTTTGACTTAATACCGTTCTTATAGATATGTTCTTTTAAATATATCTTTCTTTTTCTTTTATCAATAGCTACTTCAGTCAATGAGTCAGGGTCAACACTAAAGCCAAAGTCCATACCGCAAGAAGTCTGAAGTCCATCAGGATTAAATTCACCTATTGACCAATTCTCAAAGACTACTCCTTCTGCTTTGTCTAACCAACCGCCAAGTATTTTGTGCTGATACTTTTTAAAGTTTCTATGCTTTATGCTCTTAATACGCTCTAGGAAGCTCTGTGAGAGGTTTATTATATTATCTAGGTAGCTAGTATGTATGTAGCATACATTGTCTTTAAAGCCGTTAAAACCACCCTCTACGCCTTTGTCTTCAAAAAACCTTTTATATATCCAATGTTCTTTAGTAACAGGGTTCAATATTAACACTACTCTATTGTGTATGTTCTTTTCTCTAATGCTTAAATCAATAGTATCAAAGATATTCTCGTCTACTAATTCTTCAGCTTCATCAAGTACCCAAGTGCTTATTCCCTGCAAAGACTTTAGACTTGCTGTTTGGTTTCCTGCTGAGGTTCTAATACCTCTAAATAAAATGTCTGACTGATTGCTTGTATTTACTACTTCTGCTTTATTAATACTAAACACTTCATCAAAACCAAGTAATCCAATCTTTTCTAAGAACTCAGGAATGATGGACAAGTGAGCTGAAGTCATAGTGTAACGAGTAAAGAGTATTCTTATCCCTTTAGTCATTGTAAGTAAAGTAAGAAAAACTGTTACGGCAAAAGACTTGCCTGAACCTCTACCGCCTGTAATTATAAAGTAACGAGCATCAGAAGAAAATAAAGGATTGTATTTCTTATTCAGTATCAGTTTCAACAAATGTTATTACAGGCATATTAATTGCTTTATCACCTGAAGTTATATCTACTCTGTTTGTTTCATTCCAACCTAACCTAGTCTTAGCTGCATGTATTACAACTGAAGGCACTTTGTCCTTTACGCATTCATAATACTTTGACTTAATAAAATCTTGTTGTATGTTTTCTATTTCTTCAACCTTAGCTGCAAATTCTTCATCTTCTTTTAGCCACTTATAAAAGTTTGTTCTGCTTAGGTCAGTTGCTTTTAAAGCTGTTGTTATTACTCCTAAAGAACTTTCTAACGCTTTTATTAATCTCTCTTTGTTAATCTTTGTTCTATTTTGTTCCATTAATTGTTTTTTATAAATTTATTAAAAGGTTCTTTTACACAACTTGACAACTCAATATAAGTTTCTTTGTGTTCAGGAAAAGTATGAATTGCTAAATGACTTTCGCTTAATAAAAATAATGCAGTATATCCAAAAGGCTTAAAATGTTTTTCGCTTATCTCTAATATATTAAAACCGCTTTTTTTTAAAAGTTTTTTATATTTCTTTTTTAAAGTAATAGGGTTTGTATCATTAACCCAAATTGCAAAATTATATATTTGTGCTTTCATCTATTGTTAATTCTAATTTAGGATATATATTTTTTATTTCTTTAGTGTCGCCTTTATAAAATACTAAAATATTTTGGTGACATTTTCCCACTTTTCTGTTATTCATAAAGCGTCTTACTCTTTGCGGCAATGTTCCTAAGACTTCAGCTAATATCATTTCATTATACAATAACATATTATTTTTTATAAATATATTTATTATGTCATTAGGAAAGTTATAATAGAACCCCTTTTTATTTCTTATATCGCCAACCACTATAAAAGCAAACCTATTATCCTTTAAGCATTTTATGCTATCCGTAAACGCTTTATTTAGTATCTTTAAAAAGTCATTATAATCTTTTTGATTACTAGCGTCATTTTCTAAATTGCTATATACTTCTAAATCATAATAAGGTGGGCAACTAAATAATAAATCTTGAGTGTTAGCTTTTATATGCTTTAATACATTTTGCCCATCATCACAAATATATTTACTTTTAGTTCCTTTTAGCCTTTTATTATTTAAGTCCGCTTGTTCCTGCCTTAGCTCAATACCTGTAAAAGAATTCCCTAAATAATCGCTTACATAGCCGAAAACACTATCACCTGCAAAGCAATCAAATGTATTACAATTATCTAATCCAAACCACTTGTTCGCTATCTCAGCAAGTACAGGGTCTAATATTGAAACGCTAGGCATACTATTCATAACACTTTTTTCTGAAGCATTAGAATTATGTAAAGTATTTTCTCTACTTTCTCCTTTATCTTGTATTAATTGATTCCAATTTTTTTTTCTATCTTGCCAATAACCTTTTTTTGTATCTAATACACTAAAAGGAGGTATAACAAAAGTTTCAGTTAGTTTGTTATGTTCTGTTTTTTCGCTTTCAACTTTGTCATCTTCATTTTCCCATACATCTAAACCCCATTCTGCAAGTTGAACGCTATCCCATTCATTAGCTAACATATCCCATTCCCATTCTCCAAACCCTACATTGTCTTTAACTATAAATTCTTTTTTTTGTTCTTCAGTAAGTCCTTCTGCTACTTCAATCCATACTTCTTTTAGTCCTGCGTCTTTACTTGCTTTTAATCTCATATTGCCACCTAAGACAATCATATCTTCATCAACTACAATAGGTCTGAGCTTTAACATTTCGGGAAATTCCTGTATTGACTTAACTAGTTTTTTAAACTTATCATTTTTAATTATTCTAGGATTGTCAGGGTTTCCCTTTACTTTACTTATCTTAACTTGTTGTTTCATAGTGTAGTGTCTTAGTATATAATAGAATTGTTGTTAATTTATTTTATTCGGTTTTGCTTCTTATCTTTTCTGTTGCTCCTTCCCAAAGCTTATCTCGTTTCATACTTAGAGTGGGTTCAGTTCTTTTAAGACTAGGCATACCTTCTGTTGGTTTACTATCCATATACTTACCACAACTGCACTTAGCTTCCTTAGTTACCCATTCACCATCTCTTAGGACTATTGTAGCCTTTCCTATTTCCATTGTCTTACCGCACTCGCAACTATACAGAGTCATTATGTAATCTATCTAATTCAAAGTGCAAGTGATTTATTGCTTTCTGTATATCTTGTTCAGCAGGGTTGCCTTCTTTTTTACCTGCTCTTAATAAATAACTGATTGCAGTTCCTAAGTTGTAGCTATCAGGCTGAAAGTCCTCTACTACTTTTCTTGCTGAGTAACCATACTTCTTTCCTGAGTAGTAACTTGGTTCAGGTGTTGCTTTATAGTCTAAATCTATTGGCATATTTTCTAGGTTTTTAATTAGTTTCTCGTTCTGTGTCATTTGTTAATAGTTTTAAAAGTTGGTGCGGTGTGTATATTCTGCTATCACCTGAGTAATTTTCAAAGATACAAGTAAAATTGTCGTTCTCCCAAGTCCAAAGACTTCTGACATTCTTTTTAATGTGGCTGTTCAATACCCATTTGATTGTTTTGTAAGTTCTTTTCATATCTATTGTTTTAGTTGACCTGATTAGTATTTCTATTCGGTTCATCTTTTTTTAAATACGCTAAGGGTTCAGAAAAAAATAAGAAAATAACCGCTTTGTTATTTAAGTTAAGTTTAGCCCTTAGCATATTCTTTATATAGTTTTTTTATTCCATCAAAGCAAGTTGATATACAAGATCCACAATTCGTTCTTACTCCATAGTTAGTATTGTAAATTGTATTGTATGTTTCAATCATTCTCTTTTTAGCTGCTTGGTCTTTTGCTCTACCTGTTTTTAAGTCTTTCCACATATCTAATATTTCATCTACTATTTCCTGAGGTAAAGTATCAGGTGTTTCTACTTCTGTTGTTTTATCCCAATACTTCTGAGGACAAGACATTGGTGCTATTCGTGCTTTCACTTTCATAAAGCATTTGCAGATAGAGCAATTTCCTAATAAAGATTTATAGTAAACACAACTCTTGCAAATAGTAATCCTATCTTCATAAACTTCATTAGGTACAAAAAATCTATTCATATTATGATGGCCATATAACTACTAGGTTAATCATTCAATTCTTTTTTAAGTATTTCTCTTACCTTATCTATTGTAGTAAATAAACTGTTTCTACTTATTCCTGTTTTCTTAGCTAGACTGTCTAAAGTTTCACCTGAGTAATAAAGCTCAAATATCTTTTTATCATACCACGTTTGCTGATCTAAAACACAGTCAATTTCTTCTAGCTTTTCCCATTTGTAATTATCTTCTATTTCTTCAGGCAAGTTATAGATACTTTTATGAAAAGTGTTCTGACTGCTTGAAGTCATATATACGCCTACTAAATTTGTGTAGTACTTCTTATACTTATAATAAAAAGGACTTCTTACACTTGTTAAGCTTCTTCTTAATACTACTGCACCATAACCCTTTATTCCTTTTAAGCCGTCTTTATCGTAAATGTTTTTTAATGTTTCAGGGTTCATCTGAAGGAAATACAAGAACAACTCTTGACAAGCGTCATTAATAGCTTCTTCATCTTGCGTAATACCGTAACACATATTTCTAAAGAATGAACTTAGTTTTGATATTTCTGCGTATATCTCAGTCATTAAAATAGTTTATCTTGTTCAATTTTACT